TTTGTAGAAGCTAAAGATATGCTTGTACCCTTCAATGCTAGTGATCTAGATTCAGCAGATAGGGTTACACAAATCATTACAATGTCAGAAAACGAGTTGCGTAAGCTACAAGTTAGTAAACTTTACCGTGATATAGAGATAAAATCAGGTAAAGCAGAACGTGATGAAGTAGATGACACCAAAGAATCAATAACTGGTATATATGCACAAGGCGATTACGAAGAAGTACAACTTTTTGAGTGCCACTGCTACTTAGATTTGGAACAATATGCCGACAAAGACGAAAAAGGTGAAGAAACTGGAATAAAACTACCCTATATTGTTACTGTAAGTGCCGATAATGGCGAGGTTTTGTCTGTTTATAGAAATTATGAGGAACAAGACACGTTTAAAAACAAAAAACAGTATTTTGTTCACTATATGTTTACTCCTGGACTAGGTTTTTACGGTAATGGGCTTATACATCTACTTGGAAACTTGTCAAGAGCGGCGACAGCTAACCTAAGACAGTTAATAGACTCAGGAACATTGGCAAATATGCCATCTGGTTTTAAAGCTAGAGGGTTGCGTATTAAAAACGACGATGAACCGTTACGTCCTGGAGAATGGCGTGATGTAGACGTTGTTGGTGACCAACTTAAAAACTCATTTTTTAATCTCCCCTACCAAGAACCGAGTGGCACACTATTTCAGCTACTCGGCTTCGTGGTTCAAGCCGCTCAGAAGTTTGTCGGTACGACCGATATGGGTACTGGTAATGTTAACAATCAAGAAATGCCAGTTGGTACAACAATAGCTCTACTTGAACGTGGTAGTAGAATAATAAGTGCTGTTCATAAAAGAATATACAATAGTTTAAAACAAGAGTTTAGCCTTTTAGCTGATTTGATTAGTCAAGAAGGAGGAGCTTACCCTTATACTGAGGAAGGTGATAAGTCACAAGATTTTAGCGAACGTATAGATATACTGCCTATAGCTAATCCTAACATATTTAGTATGTCACAACGTATTAGTCTTGCTCAAGAACAATTAAAACTGGCAAGTAGTAAACCAGAGATGCACAATTTGTATGAAGCATACCGAAGAGTGTATAATAGTTTGGGTGTTGATAATATAGAACAAATATTACCACCTCCAGCACAACCACAACCTATGAATGCAGTTATAGAGAATGGTAAAGCTATGTCTGCATTAGGTGGGCAAATGCAATTAAAGGCTTTTCCTGAACAAAACCATGATGCACATATTTCTACTCATTTAAGTTATATGGGTAGTATGAATATAAAAGCTAATCCAGCTATGATAAATATATTACAACAACATATATTCGAACATATTTCATTAAAGGCACAACAACAATTACAAATGCAAATGCAACAACAACCTATGGATGAGGTTACAGCACAAGCTGAACTTTCACAAATGGAAGCAGAACTTACTAAACAATATTTTGAAATGGAATCTCAGGTGCTTGGTGGTGGACAGCAAGACCCATTAGTAGACTTGAAAGCTAAAGAGTTACAAATAAAAGAACAAGAAGCAATGCAAAATGCTGTTAATGAACAAGAAAAATTAAAACTAAACAAAGATAAACTACAAGCAAATACGGCAATACAAAAAGACCGTATTGATACTACTGAGGAGATTGCTAATATGAGAGCTCAAAATGCTAGGTTTATTACTGCACAAAGGAATAAAGGATGAGCGAATTATTTGGCGGAGCTAGTGATTATTCCTCTTCAGGTATTGATAGTTTAGCTGATGCACAATATGGTTATGATGATAACAGAGCTCAAACAGTTGCAGACAATCAAGCTGAAGAAACAATATCGAATATTTTAGCTAATGTTGGCAATAGATCAAATATAAGGGGCAGTACAAATTATAATCCAATATTTGCACAAGCTTTAAATATGAGTCGTGGTCTTCAGCCAGGAAATCGTGTAGCTGGAGATTACTATGGGGCTGATAAATTTCAAGGCATTGCAGATTTAGCTAGACCATCATATCTAACACCGCAAGTTCCTGGAGAAAAAGGTATGTATTTTTCACCCTTGGAAAGAGGGTTGCAAGAAACATTGCCTGGAATGATAAGAAGTTATCAAGAAAATTTTTCTATTGGTGGTATATTAGATAAATTAATTAACAAAGGCGAAGATGTTTATGAAAAAGGTAAAAGCTTTATAGAAGAAACTTTTACACCAGAAAAAGAGTCTGATGTAGGTATTATGCAAAACATGAATCGTGCTGAAGCAAATGATATACAAAGAGCACTTATGGCTGGATATGATAATTCTAGACTTAATCCAGTACAAATAGATCCTAATTTACAAACGGCTGGATTAAATTTAGATGACATACAAAAATTTGTTACTAGTCCAGGAGTAATTGGTAAAGCGTTAGATTACGCTCAACCTTATATACAAAACGCATTACCAGATAATGTAAATGTTGATACTGGATTAATTTACAATCAAGAAAAACCAGAGGATTCATATACTGGGATAAAGTTTACAATACCGTTTAATTAAAGGAGAAAAAAATGAGTAGGAAAAAACAATTAGATTCGTTATTAGAAGGATTAGATCCTGGAAGTGAAAAGTACGAAGAGCTTAAAGCACTTTTAGATGCTGAAAATTTTCAAGCTGGAAACTTAACTAGTGATGAGATAGACTTCATAGAACAATCTGGGAAAAAACTTATGGCTGATGGTGGTATGGCAGTAAGACCAACCAATAAGCAAGTTAAAAAATTTGCTAATGGCGGAGCACTCATGGGACAAATGAAAGCTAGAGATAATCGTGCTGATATGGAAGCAGGAGGCATGGTAAGTCGTGGTGCTAGAATGGCAAGACAAGGTATAAAATTCAAAGGGGTTAAGTGAGTCCAGCCTTTTTGTTAATGTGTTACTTAGGTGGAGTCCAAGCAGGAATGCTAAATTTTGAAAACGTAAATACTTGTAACTATTTTAAAAAAGCATTGACGGGACAGACTGTATTCATTGGTAAGGATGAAAAAAGATACTCATGTTACTGTAAACTGGTTAAGATCGATAAAGATAAAGTAGAGGTGTTCTAATGTTAACAGCGTTAATAGGTCCAGTCAGTAATCTACTTGGTAAATTTATTGAAGACAAAGATGTTAAAAATAAATTAGCCCATGACCTTGCTACTATGGCACAAAAACACGCACAAGAATTATCCAAAGGTCAAATTGAAGCAAACACCGCACAAGCTAAACACCCTAGTCTTTTTGTAGCTGGAGCTCGTCCAGCAATAATGTGGATCTGTGCATTGGGTTTACTTACACAATTTTTTATTATGCCTATCGCAGAATGGGCTACAAGTGTTTGGGCTCCTGAAGTAGTTTTGCCAGAACTAAATACTGGTGAGCTGATGACACTTACTCTATCCTTATTAGGTTTGGGAGGTATGCGTAGTTTTGAGAAATCAAAAGGTGTAGCTAGAGAAAACATGAAGAAATGAAGAAATGAAGAAATGATTGGAATGGCTTTTGTTAGAGCAATGGAGATAGACGGTATGAGTTTATATAAAAATATACATAAAAAGAGACAAAGAATTAAAGCAGGAAGTGGCGAAAAAATGAAAAAACCTGGACAAAAAGGTAGACCAACAGCTAAACATTTTGCATCAGCTAAGAAAACAAAGAGGACATAATGAAACGTAAAATAATGAAAGTTGCCAATAAATTAAAAAAAGCATCCAAAGCCCATGCAGGACAAGCAAAAACATTAGAAAGTTTAGTAAAGAATGGCAAAAAGAAAACCAAAAGATCCTAAAGTCGGTACTGGAAAAAAACCTAAAGGTAGTGGAAGGAGATTATATACAGATGAAAATCCCAAAGATACTGTCAGCATTAAGTACGCAACTCCAGCAGATGCTAGAAAAACTGTGGCAAAAGTTAAAAAAATTAAAAAGCCCTACGCCAGAAAAATCCAAATCCTCACCGTTGTTGAGCAAAGGTCAAAGTTCGCAGGGAAGCCCCAACAAGCCAGTATTGCGAAAAAGGGGAAGACCGCCCTTAAAAAACAAAAAGACAAAAAAGTAAAAAAGTAAATGGATCTTTACATTTATGATAGAATAAGTAATATTCTAAAAGAGAGGCAACAAAGTCTAGAAGAACAGCTATTACATGGCAGTATTGATAGTTTTGATGCCTACAAGGAAGTGAGGGCTAGACTCTCTGAACTTGCAACGTTACAACAAGAGCTTAGACTCTTGCTAAAAAAGGTGGAACATGAGTAAATTAATAATCCCTAAAAGATTACAGAAGAAATACGCACAACAAGAAACCCCCCAAGAACAAACCGAACCTACCGAATCAGCCCTAAAAAAGATGCCCCAACCTACTGGATGGCGTATTTTGATATTACCTTATAAGGGTAAGGGGAAAACTGAAGGCGGTGTTTTCATACCCGATCAAGCAGTTGAAAGAGAAGCTTTAGCAACTGTATGTGGTTATGTTTTAAAGATGGGTCCTCTTGCATTTAAAGATAAAGAAAAATTTGGAGAAAGTTTTGATCCTTGGTGTAAGGAAAAAGACTGGGTCATATTTGGAAGATATGCAGGAAGCAGATTTAAAATAGATGGTGGTGAAGTACGGCTTTTAAATGACGATGAAATATTAGCTACCATTAGTAACCCAGAAGACATTTTACACACATAGGAGAATAAAATGGCAGAAGCACAACAAAAAGAATTACCTCTTGAGCCTGAAAAAGATGAAGTAGAAGTTGATCTACAAGAGTCTAATGAAAACATTGAAGTAGTTGAAGATACAACCGAATCACAAGCTCCAGCAGAAACTGGTGATGATGACAAGCTAGACGGTTATAGTAAAAAAGTTAGAGACCGTATAGAAAGAATGACTTGGAAAGTAAGAGAAGCCGAACGTAGAGAACAAGCGGCGATTGATTATGCTCAAGGGTTACAAAAAGAAAACAAAAATCTGCAGGAAAGAACTAAAACAGTAGATGACTCTTATATAAAAGAGTATGATGCTAGGGTAGCTTCTGAAGAAGAAAGTTTAAAACGTAAACTAGCAGAAGCCATTGCTTCAGGCGATGTAGATAGCCAAGTTACTGTAAATAAAGATTTAGCTAGATTAGCAGTAGAAGCAGGAGAACTTAATAAAGCTAAAGTTACTAGAGAACAACAAATTAAACAAGCTGAAGTTAAGCCTGAACAAGCACAAGCCCCTCAAGCCCCTAAACCAGTACACCCAAAAGCTCAGGCTTGGGCTGAAAAGAATACATGGTTTGGGTCTGATGACCCTATGACACTTACTGCTTTTAGCATACATAATGATTTAATTAAGCAATACGGTGAGCAATATGCTCTCACAGATGAGTATTATACCTTAATTGATCAAAAAATTAGAGATGCTTTTCCTCATAAATTTGATGAAAACATTCCTAAAACAACTTCTGTTAGTACTCCAGTTGCTGGAGTTTCCCGTTCTGGATCAGGTAAAAATCCAAAAAGGGTGACATTAACAAAATCAGAGGTTGCAATCGCCAAGAAACTTGGTGTATCATTGGAAGCATACGCTAAACAGAAGCAAAAACAGAATTTAGCATAACGTGAAGGAGACAATATGTCAAACCGCCAAACACGCACCGAGGTAACTAGAGCAAAAGACACTCGAAGAACACCTTGGAAACCACCATCTACTTTAGATGCACCCCCAGCTCCAGAGGGTTTTGTGCATCGTTGGATCCGTACTTCTGTAATGGGTTATGACGATGTAAAAAATTTATCTGCTCGAATCCGAGAAGGATTTGACCTAGTTAGAGCTGATGAGTACCCAGATTTTGAGGCACCAACAATCCAGGACGGAAAACACGCTGGAGTGATAGGTGTGGGTGGTCTGGTACTTGCGAGATTTCCTCTTGAATCAAGGAAGGAACGACAAGAATATTTCCAAACAAAAACATCCGATCAAATGGATGCTGTCGATAATGATATGATGAGAGAACAACACCCAAGTATGCCAATCCTTAAACCGGAACGGCAAAGTCGTGTAACCTTTGGAGCTAAGGCAACTGGCTCTAAATAATTTTAACTTATGAAGTAGGAGACAAAAATGGCGACAAATATTGATGCCCCTTTTGGTTTACGTCCTCATAATTTATTAGGTTCTGCACCGAACTCAAATGGGCTGACAGAGTACAAAGTACAGACTGCGGCGACAGCTGGATCATCTAGTAAGATATTTCAAGGTGATATGGTAATACCATTAACAAATGGTTTAGTCGACGTTTCAGCCGCAGATGGTGGAAGTGTAGCAATCCTAGGCGTTATGAATGGATGTAATTATATTGATACTGACGGGAAACCTCGTTTCAGTAACTTTTATCCGGGAACAGCTCTAATTAAATCTGGTACAGAAGCAACGGTTCTTGTCAATGACAATCCGTTCCAAGTGTATGAGATTCAAGCAGACGCTTCTCTCACAAATGCCGCGACCGCACAAGCTCTAGTACATTCTAATGCAGAAGGT